GATATGAAAGCTTATAATACAGCAGCTCAGGAAGCGGCTGATGCTACTGCCACGGCTTCTGTAGCTAAAACTCAAAAAGCTAAGAATTATGCTAATAAAGCTAACTCTGCAGTAAAGAATGCTAAGAGCCAGAATGATCAGGCTCAGAAATTTTTGGATGATGCAACTACTCAAGAGAAAGCTGCACAGGCCGAAACAGATCCCGTTGTAAAATCAAAATTAATGGCAAAAGTTAATTCAGATATACAAAAAGCTACACCTCATTTGGATAAAGCTAGCACACTAGAAACCGAAACACATAATGATAAACTAATTGTAGATCAAGAGTTGGCAAATGCTAGAGCATCAGGAAAAGTACAATAAAATTATGAAAGCAGAAGATCTAGTAAGACTAATAGATAAATTGGTAGAAAAGAAATTAAATACCAAAGTAAAACAAATCATACGAGAAGAAGTCTCGTCACAAGTTAATAAAGTGATGGGTAAAATGCTCGTAGAGATGATTAAAGAAGCAAAGCAACCTTCGGTAGAAGCACCACAACCTGAAACTACTGTGTTTTCTAAAAATCCAAGACTAAATTCTGTTTTAGCTGAAACAGCAAGACATTCTCCAACTTTAAGAAGAACAGGGAATCTAGCTGAATTAATGGGAGGGGATTTTGAGAAGATTGGCGGTGGAGTAGAGGAAGTTTATACCCAACGTGAACGTTTAGAAGCACCTAAAATGGAACAAGATGGTACTAATATCACATTTCTAAAATCGGTTGTATCAGAAGGAGCACAGTTAGGTCCACAACAACAATCAGTTTTGGGAACTGATGCAGTTCCGGAT